GTATTACGAATCGGATATGGTGCTGCTCGCGATCGCTGGCCAGAAGGCGAAAATCGCCCAGCGTTTCGGGGTCGATGAGGTCACGGACGCAATCCTCGAGAAGCGCATCGCGGTGAATGTGAACATCGGCATGGGAGCGACCGATCCGACCATGAAAATGCAGCGCTTCAGCCAGGCGATCCATAGCTTCACGGAAGTCTGCGCGAAGCCCCCGCCGGGCCTTGATTTGAAGGAAGTCGGGAAAGAATTCATGGCTCTGTCCGGATACCAGGACGGGACCCGCTTCTTCAACGGGGATGATCCGGACAAGATCAAACTGATGCAGCAGATCCAGCTGCTGCAGCGCAAACTGATGAAGCTCGAGGTGAGCCAGCGCGACCGGCACGAAAGTAACGTGGTGAAGCTGCAGCTCGGGCGTGAGAACAACATGACAAAGCTCGTAACCACGAAACAGGGCCATGAGAAGGACGGGCGGCATCTGCTCGTCAGCCACCTGATGGACCTTGAAAAGATCGACAAGCAGCACGAACAGGCCCGCGCCATGCAGGAACAGCAGGGCGATCAGGCCCTGACTCAGCAGGGCGCCCAGCAAGCCGGCCAGATGGCCCTGCAGGCGGCGAAGCCCTCCCCGAACGTCCCCGGCAAAGGCCAGGCGGCTTAAACCTTTGAGCCTTGAGCGCGATATCCAGATGGGGTTGATGACCTTTGGCAAAGAGGTCGAGTACTTCATCAACGAGGACAGAATCGGTCGCTACATCATGGACAATGCGACGCTCGAGATGAGCGAGGCGGCCGAAGAGATCGCCATGGCGGATGCGACCAATGTGGCCGAAATACAGCGGTTGCAGATGAAGTTTCGCGTCGCCTACAACGTGAGAAAATGGCTCGGGGACGCCATGACCCGAGGTCTTGAGGCCCGATCCATCATTGAGCAGGAAGAGGACGAAACCCGATGAGCAAGACCCCCGAACAGTTGGAGCAGGAAGAGGGGCGCCGGCGCGCCGCGGCCGCCAACGGCGCCCGGAACGAGGAACAACTGACCCGCCGCGAGCAGATCGCCCGCAACATGGACGCCAGGCGCTCCACCGACCTCGAAGACAGCGACGGGGCGAGTGCGGTGGGAAGATTCGCCGAGGGCGAGTTTGACGAATCTCCAGAAGCGCGGGAGCGCGCTGCCGAGATCGCCGACCGCGAGGCCGAGGAAGCGCTGCAGCGCGAGGCTGACGAGCAGGAGCGGGCGCTCGCCCTGCAGGCAGAGGGTGGGGGGGATCCGGATGCCCGGCCGGCAGCGAGGCGCCAGGGCGCGCGAGAGGAGCCCGAAGAGGGGGATCGGCGCATCGTCGACGGGGTCGAGTACTTCCTGACCATCGTCTCAGGCAACGAGAAGTGGCTCACGCTCGAGCAGCTGCGCGCTGCGGCGCAAAAGACCAGCGCGGCAGATGAGACTTTACAGCGGGCCAACGATGCGCTACAAAGGGCCACGCAGCTGGCGCTCGCTTCCCGCGACACGCCCAGCGAGCTCGGCGAAGCCGAACTCGAGGAAGTCATCGCCTCGGCAGCCCTAGGTGACGGTGATGCGGTAAAGAAGCTGGCATCTGCCATCAAAGCGCGGCCATCTGCCCCCCCGGCAGACGTCTCGCGGCAGGTCTCCGAGCAACTGGCAACACAGCGCGCGATTGATCAGGCCGAGCGGGAGCAGGCCGAGATCTTGCAGCACGCATCCCTGTCGAAGGTTTTCCGCCTGCGCTTGAAGCAATTGAGCCAGGAAGAGCCCGATCTTCAGATCGTGGCCGCTTACCGGAAAATCGGCGCAGAGATACGCCAGGACTTCGGGTCCCTGCTGACAGATTCCGGACGGCGCGAGCCACCCCCCTCGAAGGATCTGAGAAAGCGCACCCTCGTCACGCCCCCCAGGCCTGCCGCTCGCACGAGCCGGACCGAAGAGGACGACGAGCAAGAGGAGTCGCCCAGCGCGATCGCTGACCGGATGGCCAAGTCCAGAGGCCAGCAGCGCGCAGTGCGGCACGGCCGCGTACCAGGATAGATCGGGGGAACACTTGCCAGTGAGACCCCGCAGAGGGAGTCACATATGGCAGGTCAAGTCTGGTCAGTCAACACGCTCGGCGGCTATTTCTACGCCCGCCAGCTCTCCAACGTGCTGCGCATGAACGTGCAGCCGCTCGTGAAATTTCGCCAGTTTGCCGATGTTCATGACATCAGCCAGCAGGGCAAAAAGAAGGGCGATACCTTCACCTGGGACGTCGTCTCAGACGTCGCCCAGGTCGGCTCCGTGCTGGTGGAAACCAACACCATGCCCGAAACGAACCTGACCATTGTGCAGGGCACCCTGACGATCACCGAGGCCGGAAACTCGATTCCCTACAGCGGCAAGCTCGACAATCTGTCGAAGTTCCCCGTCGAGGACATCATCAAGAAAGGTCTCAAGAACGATACCGTCAAGACGCTCGATCGCATGGTCTGGGGGCAGTTCAACCAGACGCTGATCCGCGTGATCCCGGTCGGCGGCACGAGCGCCTCGGCCGTCACCCTCTACACGAACGGCACGGTGACCGGCACGAACTCGATCGCCTACTCCAACGCCCATGCCAAGGCGGTGGTCGACGCGATGAAGGAACGGAATATCCCCGCCTACATCGCGGACGATTACTACAGCCTCGCGTGGCCCACCACGCTGCGCACCTTCAAAAACACCCTGGAAGGCATTCACCAGTACTCTGACACGGGCTTCAACCTCATCATGAACGGTGAGATCGGCCGCTACGAGAATGTGCGCTACATCGAGCAGACCAACATCGCCAAGGGCATCGGCAGCACCGGGATCGCCACCGCCTCGGGCGGCGACATGGTGCAATGGACCAACGGGCAGAGCGACTGGATCTTTTTCTTCGGCAACGACACGGTCGCCGAGGGCATCGCGGTGCCCGAGGAGATGCGCGGCAAGATCCCGACCGACTTTGGCCGATCCAAAGGCATCGCCTGGTACTACCTGGGCGGCTACGGGATCGTGCACACGGTGGCGATCAACACCCGCATCGTCAAGTGGGACTCGGCGGCGTAAAGGATCTGAAAAAAGCCTGGGGGCGGCGGACTCGGTGGCCTACCCGGCCGCACACCCCCAGGATTCTCCCTCCAGGAGAATGTTGAGAGTAGGCGGCGGATTTGATCAACATCGTGCGGTGGCGCACATATCCCCGGAGCTGGGGGCCTTCTCCCCAGCTGCTGAAGAAGGGGCCATTTGACGCGAGGGGCCGCAGGAGAAGTCAATGTCTCAGCAGAACACGATCCGCTCGGTCTCTTACGATCAGCCGAACGCGCTGACGCGCATCGGCGTGCAGCAGGGAACCACGGCCGCCGGCGCCAATGGCCTGCCCTCCGGTACCGGCGGCCTTGCGAAGTTCGTGGCCTGGACGAATATGATCCTGTGGGGCGTCTCGTTCAACACCGTGGTTGCGGGTACCTCGACCTACACGGTGAACGGCACGCAGCTGAACCCGGCGTACGCGGCCTCTCTGGTGTACATCACGAACACGAACACCACGGGCACCGCGGTCGCGCTCAACACCCAGACCGTGGCGAACTTCGCGGTGATTGCGGGTACGGCGCTGAACACGACCGCGCAGCCGAATATCCTCGGCTACAGCCCCTGCATCGCGGGAGGCGCCGCGGGGCCCTACGCGGTCAACACGCTCGGCGGCACGAACACCTCGATGGCTTGGGGCACAAACACGTTCGTGAGCGGCACCGCAACGTCGGGTCAGACGAGCGGCGGCGGGTATCCGGGCGGTGGCGGCATCGGCATCGGCGGGCTCCCCTTGGGGATCGGCGACGTCGTCTACGTGCAGAACGGCACGGATACGACCGCGACCTTCATCGCGACGCTGCACGTCTCGATCGCCCCGGTGGTCGGCGTGGTCACGGCCTAGGAGATCATCATGGCACTACTGCAAAGGGTCGCCCAAGATCCCTCGTTTGTGACCCGCCAGGCCGCGGTGCTCGGTGCCACGGCCGCGGGAGCCTCGGGCACGAGCGCGAAGTTCGTCGCGCACGCCGCTCTCCTGCTGTTCTCCGTGACGGGCGCGCAGCTGGTGCTCTCCACGAGCACCTACGGCGGCACCGCCTCCAACATGCAGGT